TTTATACACACAGATTCCCTCTTGTGTAGTATCCCCCCCCCCTATTTGAATTCTTACACCATGTATAGTATTCCATTATCTAGGTCATTTTATATCGTATTGGTTTAGTTATGTTGAGCAATCCTGCTCAGTTTATATTACTTATACTATGGAGATTTATTATGTCACTTAAGACTTTATTCAGCAATACCACTAATACTATCAGCTCTTTATTCGCTACAGTTTCTGACGGTGCATCTCTTGCATCAAATGAAATCCATGAGTTTAGTTTAGACCGTGAAGTAGCACGTGCTAGTCGTAGAAATAACTTCTTAAAAGATTTAGCAGAAGAAGAGTTACGTAGAGAAGAAGAATTCACTAAGTTTGTTGCTAAAACAAGCTTATCTGAAGAAACAATTAATACTGTTGTAGACCGTATTGAAGCCAAAGCTAAAGAAGTTTATTCACGTAAACAGAAATAAATAAAATAAGGGGAGAAATCCCCTTTTTATTTTTTATTACACAAAATAAACACAGTTATACACAAGTACACACTGATACACATACTGTATATACATACTGTATAAATAAATAGTATAGTGAATAATATATGAATAATTATGCAGAATAATGGAGAAAAGTGAATAAAAAGTAAATAATTATACGGTAAAATAAATAATACCATTACCTTATAGGCTAACAGTACATTAGAAAAGAATAAAATGGAATGGAAATAGGTAGGATTTATATTACACTTTTGCTGTGTTTATTTGCTTGTCTGAAAGCAAGCTTTCAAGCAATGCAAATTGCACTTGCAAAAGTAGCATAAAAAATAGCAAAAATCAAATAGCATATTTTTTAGAATAAAATCAGTGTGTTATATATTGGGGGGCATTTAACCTTGTGTTGTCTAATATATAGTAGTGGTCCATTAATATCTTTTTTGGTGTAGTTATGTTGGTAAACAATGGTGTTTACTATACTTTTAACAAACAACAAACTATGGAGAAATTTATTATGGCATACCGTAAACCAGCTCAACAAGAAACTACTGTAACTACTGAAAAAGATGTAAACGAATTCTATTTAAACTTAGAGTTCAACTTACCAAATGGTATGAGCGTACCATTGAACAGTGGTAACCATTTAACAATCAGTTTAGACCGTTACTTAGGTGAAACCAAAACTGTCAATACTACTGATTCAGATTGGGGTAAACAACAACTTATCCGTAACTCATTCATCAGTGCATTAAATGAAATTACAGCACAAATGGATGAAGGTGAAGTTGTAACATTTGCCCAATTAATGGAGCATCCAACAATGGCTAAACTATTGCCATTATTAGGCTTCTCACTACGTAAACGTGGTAAAGCTCAATCTGAAGGAACATTACCTTCAGCAACTGAATTGGACACTTTATTGGGTCTATAATACAAGGGGACTTTTGTCCCCTTTTTATTTATTAAACATTAATACGCTAACTGGAAGATATTTATATACAGATATAATATCTTTATAAGGACTTAACATGGACAATTATAAGTTAATTAGTACCTATAATAGTATATTTGGTACTAGACTATCACCTTACAATCTATATAGTAAAAGTACACTAAAAGCTATGAAGAAGAAACTAGCTGAACGTGGTGTGTTTATATAGTTTTGGTGTGGTTGTGTTGGGTTTAACCAAAGGCACTTCATACCTGCGTGCTCTCACATCTTATACGCATTCTAGAACGTTCGTTCTGTCCAAATATAAGTGCCTTTCATTAAACTATTTTTATTAACAATAAACATCCGTTCGGAGGAAATTATGGAATATCCATATGATTATGATTTTGATATCTACGATGTATTAGATGATATGGAGTAAATATGAATTATCTTATTGATAGTGAAGTATTAAACTTCAATAATCCAGCAGACGCAGTAACGTTTGCATTAAACAATAACCGTTCTGAAGTAAAGGTAACTAAACAAGAAACCAATACAACAGAATGTAAAAGTCGTGGAGGTAGTAAAAATGTACAGATTAGTGATTCTGTACTAAAACTATTATTACGTTGGGAAAATGCTGATTGGGTTGTAGTAACATCTCCATTAGGACATGTAACGTTAGTTACTAAGGATTAACATGAATTATTTAATCAACAAAATTGGATTAGGACACACAATAGCATTTGTTATTGTAGCTATACTAACTACTATTGCAGTAGGTGCAAAAGCAGATATGCCTAAACGCATCTCTTATGCGATTGATTACGAACTAGGTATCGCACAACAATGTGACGGTACAGATAGTTCGTATGAGGTTTACGGCTGTAAGTATGATTACAGTGATTTATTGAACCAATAATAAAAAGGGATTTATTCCCTTTTTTATTTTATTCCATATAGATAGACTTTATTCTATAGTTATCCCATTCTCTAGTGTTTGGGATGGTTATGTTGAGGCAATATGCTTCATTACTTATCAACAACTTAACAAAAGGAAATTATATGGCTTATCGTAAACCAGAAACTCAAACTACTACTACAACTGAAAAAGAAACCAACAAATTCTATTTGAATTTAGGTGTTACATTAGCAGATGGTACATTTGTACGCTTATCTACTGATAACAGTATTGTAGTAAGCTTAGATAGATTCATGACTCAATCTAAGAATATCAATACTGACTCCGAATGGGCTAAACAACAGCTCATTCGAAATGCAGTAATTGCAGAATTGAACCAAGTATTCGATTCAATGAAAGACGGTACATCTTTAAATGTAAATGAAACTGGTACAAAAGTATTACCACGTATTACATTTGAATTATCTAAAGCAGGTCCTAAAGCTGAAATCTCTGAAAACAGTTTACCAACTGATGACCAGTTAGCAGCTTTATTAGGTTAATAAACTATAGGGGATGAAAATCCCCTTTTTAAATAAATGGAGATAGACATGAAAACACTTCAATTAGCAAAAACAACATTAGATACTTCAGTAGAAGTAGTAAACGGAATCCTTAGTGGAGCAAATTGTGGACTAGAAACAGTAAAAACTACTGTAGAAAGTCTAAAAAATACTTTTCATACAGACTATACAAAACATCCTCGTATTCTAATTATTGGAGGATTAACATCAAACGAAGTATTGTTTAATGCATTAAAAGACATTATCAATGATTTAAATCTTGATGGAATAACTTCTTTATTAGTGCAAGGAAATTATCCTTTAGAACCAATCGTAACAGAACTTGGTGAAGATAATGACATTGATGTAGAAGTTATCCAAAATGCTTTATTCATTGATATAAACAGCTTTGATGTTGTTTTGTATATTGGTGATGAAAAAGATAATGCAAGACAATTAGACCGCTTTGAAAAAGCAGGAAAAGAAATATTTATTGAATCAACTCTAGTCGAGGTATAAATATGTTTGACTTAGGTCATATAAACTCTATTCCACATTTCCATAAAGATTTTGGAGATAAAATAGAAACCCAACGTATGTGGGAAAATACATACAATAAACGACAAATCCGTCAAATACTTCGTGAAGAATTTCAAGATTTATTCAAACCGGATGAAGAACATCTCAATATCAAATTAGATGTTATGGGTATTGTTGCAGAACGTGAACACGTATATTTCGATACTATTATCGAAATGTTAGTGGAAAAGGGCAATATCAGTGAGTCTAAACAAATTATTTCAGAAGTTCTTATGGAACTTTGTGAAAGAGATTATATAGACTTAGAACCAATAAAAGGTAATCAAAAGATTTGGAGAAATTATATTATTAATCCAGAAACTGCTTCTCGTATTGAAGAACTTAAATCTTTACCACCAATGATTGTAGAACCTTTAAAAGTAAATTATAAAGGAAACAATCGTGGAAGTGGTTATCTTACTATTGGTTCAGATAGCCTTATTCTGAACAATAACCATCATCTAGGTAATTTATCTACAGATATACTTGATAGATATAACCAAATCCCATTAACAATTAATACTGATGTTGTACGCAATATCAGAAACTGTTGGGGAGATTTATTTGATGAAGAGACAAACAAACTAACAGAAGAATACAAAGTAAAATTGGAATCTTTTGAAAAGTTTGAACGTTTATCTATCAAATTTATTGCAATGCTGGTGAACCAAGGAAACAAATTCTGGCATACGCATAAATATGATAAACGTGGACGTATTTATGCTATTGGCTATTGGGTTTCACCCCAAGGCAACAGCTATCAAAAAGCTTGTATAGAGTTTTATAACAAAGAACTTATTACAGACGAAATCAACTTCTTCTAAGCCAGCAAAGTCTGGCTACTTTCAACCTTTCAACAACACAAGGAAATTATATGAAAGCTTATTCAGGCATTGACTATCTTAAAATAGATGTAGCCAATAACTTTGGCTTAGATAAACTTCAATTTGAAGAACGTATAGATTGGTTTAATAAAATTATTGAACCAAGAGTAAACAAAACATCTTCAAATGATGATTTATTACAAATTGCTAACGAATCAAATGAAGCACCTGCTTTAGTGTTTGGTGGATTACAAGCATATAGAGATACTTTAAATGGTATTCCTAGTGGATATAAAATTGGATTAGATGCATGCTGCTCGGGTATTCAAATTTTATCTGCACTTACTGCATGTAAATCCGGATTAACTTCTACAGGATTAATCGGTAATAAACGAAATGATGCATATACACTTGTATATGAAGAATTTAAACGTTTATATGGTAAACCAAACAATAAGACTAGAGACAACTGTAAAGACTCTATTATGCCAATGTATTATGGTTCAAATAAAAGACCAAAAGATTACTTTGGGCATACTGATGAAGAATTACAATGTTTCTATCAAGCAAATAAAAATATTTGTACAGGTGCGTTTTCATTAAGAAATTTATGGTGTGATTCATGGAATCCAGAAGTTACAAGACATACTTTTAGTCTTCCAGATGCATTTGATGTAGTACTTCCTAATTTAGTACAAAATACATATCTAGCTCAAATTGATGGGCATGATATTGAATTTAAAGTTAAAGAAGAAGGTACATCAAAACACTCTGTGAGTAACTGTGCTTAAACGTTAGGCACTTCATATAGTGATATATGAATAAAATAGGGTTAATTGCTGGAAAGCCTAAGTACGAAAGTATATGGTAATCAGCAGCCAAGCTTAGAACGGGAGTTCTTTGAAGGTTCAACGACTAGAACATACCAACTAGACCAGTTGATGAAGTTCATACAATCCAAGTGGATTGAAAACGCCCTACTCTCTAAATAGAGATGAAGATATAGTCTGCTCACTATAGAAATATAGTGCTTCTTTCATCTATACAATGTATAATTATTAGAACATTCATCTAATAAAAGGACATCGTATGGATATTACTAATCAAAAATTTGGGTCATTAACTGCATTACATTTTTCTCATAAAGACAGTAACCATAATTGTTATTGGGTTTATCAATGTCAATGTGGAAAATTACATACAGCTAGAGCCAATACTGTAAAGTATGAGGCTAAAAAAAGAAATGACCCAGAATTACCAAGTTGTGGATGTATTGAAAAACAAAGAAAAACCAAGCATGGATTTAGAACTGTTAAAAATACACATCCTTTATATAAAGTTTGGCATGGAATAAAAACTCGTTGCTATAACCCCAATAATCCAGAATACAAATGGTATGGAGCTATTGGTATAACTATGTGCGATGATTGGCTAAATTCCCCTGATTCATTTATTCAATGGGGATTAGCTAATGGTTATAAAAAAGGTTTACATATTGATAAAGATATACTTTGTAATCAGAAAAATATTAAACCACATATTTATAGCCCAGAAACTTGTTTATGGGTATCTGCTAAACAAAATGTAAGTGAAGCCACTTCAAGAAAAAACTTTGGTAAACATCCGAATATTCGTTTATCCCAAAAACAAGTAAATGAAATTTTAGATTATTACTTTTCTGGAAAAATTACGAATATGGCTGAATTAGCTAGAATGTATGGATTAAAATCTAATTCATCTATTCTACGCTTAATAAGATTAGAAAGAGAAAGAAGGGCTAATAGTAACGATATTAGCTAAACACAAAGGAACGCGACTCACGCCCTCGATGGCATGATTTGTAGAGAAATGCAGCGTAGAGCTAATTTTGATAAAGGTCATTTTGAGTATTTATTATATTTATTAAATACTATTACTGACCAAATGGATGAAGAAGCAAAAGACGCTATTTCAGTAGAAGAAATGGATAAATTAGGTGTATTTGGTGATTTACTTTATTATTACGAAACTACTGGATTCTTTACTATTCGTATTGCAGACGAAATTAAAGATATTAGTATGTTACTTAAACTCTCTCAAAAACACCGTAATAAACTATCCGAAGTTCTTCATAAACTTTATGCACAAGGCTGTTTTGAACTTGTAACAGTACATGACTGCTTTTATACAAAAGCAAACTACTGTAACTATACTCGTTATTGGTATAAAGAACTTTTAGCAGATTTATGCCAATCTACAGTATTAGAATTCATTACAGAACAACTTGTTCCTAATAATCATCAACTACATATTCCACAATCTCAACGAAACAAAGTTGCAAAACTCATTCGTGAAAGTGAATATGGTATTTGTTAAGCGAGGTAAATATGTTTGCAGACTTTAACCCATTAGATTGGCACTATTATTTAAGCTCAGGTAGCACTTCTAACTTACCAGAAGATGGTGCTAGATGTGCAATCATCTTAGATGATGGTACAGTAAAAGCTAATCTATATTTCAATATAGAAAGTGGAAATTTTGTCCACTATAATACCGGCAGTTTGACACATGCATCAGAAGTGTCAGAATATCTAGAATACTAAACACAGCGTCCCTAATGGGACGCTTTTTTTTAAAGGACTCATTATGGTATTCGATTATAAAAGACCTGTTCCAACGGTCAGATACTTAGGCATTACCTTAGTAAAGGTAGAAGAAAACGTACATAAAGAGGTTCATGCATACTCTATTGATGGAACTCCTTATGTAGGTGCAAGTGCAGATAAACATGTTGCACTAGAAGAGATTCTGAATCTATTAGGATTAACTCATTATTCCCTAGTAGAAGAAGATAAACGCTAGAAATAGCATCAATTAACTATTAATAGGAAATTAACCATGATTCTTACACAAGAACAAATTGCACGTTTAGAGCAATTAAAATCTAAACCAAACCTTACTATCTCAGAAAAAGCAGAGTTAGACTTCTTAGCATCTGCTGAACCAGAACAAAAAGAAGTTTCTAAATTCTATCAAATTATGTTTGATAAGAATGATGAAGTTAAGAAATATATTCGTGAAGGTAACTTCCAAGCAGTACGTGATATTGTGTGCCCTGCAGCATTAGATATTGCTCATTACTTTGGTTCACTCGCTAAAGAAGAAAAGCTTAAAGCAGGCATTCATCTCATGGAACAAATGACTGACATCAACATTGAAAACTTTGCTGAACAAGTCATTCCTACTGCTGAAGAAACACCAGTTCAACTCACACTTTTTGGTAAATTAATCCAAAAAACTGATAGTACAGACATTGACGCTGTAAAATTCCGTGAATGGTACACAGATGCAGAAATTCAAGTAGCAGAAAAAACTCTAACATTGTTAGATGATGTTCCACCATACTTTGCATCACCATTAATCCAAGTAACAACATTGTTATCATTAGATGACCTTATGCGTGAATTACGTGAAGCATTGCCTGAGTATATCCAAACAGTGTTACCTGAACAATATACTGTTGATGAATACCGGATTGCATTAGGAATCCTACATAGAGCTTCAAAACATTTGTTACGCTGGATGGTATCAATGTGGAATGGTATGTATAGTGGAAATTACACTAGATTCGGTACATATCAAGAATTATCTGAACTATCAGAAAAATTCCTAACAGACATTGGTACTGAAGTTAAAAACTTAAAACAAGCCAAACGAAAAACTGAATCAGAAGTAATAGACATCATTAAAGCTATTATTGAAAAAGCTATTGAAGAATCTAAAGAATAGCTAGTCTATGCCACTTTGTTCCCTAATGGGAACAAAGAAAAAACAGGTGAAGGGTTGGTCCTTTGCCTGTTTTGTTTTATGGAGTTTTTATGAAAATTATTATACACGAGTTTGATGTAGATAATCGCCTTTATGCATCATTAGGATTAGATGCAAAGTTCTTTCCACAGTTAAAACGTACTATAAACAGAACAGAAGAATGGTTAAATGATTTAAGCATTTGGGGAATTGTACCAAGAGCAATCCGGTATAAATCTATTTTAAACTATGACTGTATTGTTTTAGTAGGAAGAATTAGAAACGATAGCGGTGAATTATTCGTATTAGATAAATGTGCTAATCCTTATATAGAAATAGCAAAATACGCAGAAATACCTTTCATATCTGTAATAAATAATAGTTACACAGAAAACATTGAAACAGACCTTCTCAGAGAATCTTATCATTATAAACAACCTATTATTGATGTAGCTTTTTTAGAAGATAAACTCAGAGAAATGGGTATGACTAAAAAGAGTAAAGTACTTTTGTTAAATACAAATCCACATATTCCTAACGGTAATCAGCAAGATATTTGTATTGCTACGTATAAAGTATTAAAGGAATTCAAATGAATGTAACAGCAGAATGTATT